CTCCAGTTTCAAGGAATTGAGATCCTCTGTAACCCATTAAGATTACGTTCTCTTTCATATAAGGATTCTTGTACACTTGGAATCTGCTGTTCAATGCACCAATCTTAGTTACACCAAATGCGAACTGAGCATCACCATTATCTGCAGTCGAAGCGTATCCTGGGATAGATTCGATGATAGTGGCAACATCAGGAGATACTACTAAGAAGTTAGCACCACCACGCAATGTTTTTTGGTGAATTTTGTTAGATACACCAGCGATTACAGTACCAAGAGTCTGGAACCATGCTTGCTGAGTGAATGCAGATGCTTGAGCCCCAGTAGAAGAGTAATTAGCGAATGCTGAACCATTCCACTCTCTACCAACAGTAGATGACCAGTAACCAGTGCTTTTAGCATCAGAGATTAACATATCCAAGATTTCGAAATCGATTTCTTGTGAGATGTACTCAGATAACATTGAAGTCAATTCAGCTTCAGCATCGATTGAGTGGTAAGCGTTCAAGTCTTGTGCGAATTCAGGAGTCCACTGTGCTTTCAACTTACGAGTCTTAGCAACGATTGGTAAACTCTTCATTTCAACATTCAATTCTGGAATATCGATATCAACTTCTGGGTTTCCACTTAGGGAAGTTCCAGTTGCTTCGAAATCACCTCTTGAAGTATCAGTTGGTTGCTTGTGGAACTTAACAGTGATATCACCGAAAGTAGCATCTTTAGCAACAAACTTAATGTTACCACCATCTAATACAGTGTACTCTGGATATTGGTCCTCAACACCAGTCAATCTGAATGCTCTGATACCTTTATCATCAAATCCAGCGATAGATGCAGTTTGTACAGTAACTACAGAAATAGTACCACTACCCAAAGCAGCTGCGTTTGAAGATGAGAACTGAGTATCATAGTTCCATACAGATGCAGCTGCAGCTGATGAAGTTGTGTACTGAGTTGCGCTTAGTGCAGAGTTCAAGCTAATAGTAGCTGATACGTTATCATTGATTGAGTATCCGAATCTACCAGCACCATACAAACCACCTGATGGGTCTGAAGTAGTTTCAGTAATACCGAATACAGAATCAGCTTGTGAATCTTTACCAGAACCAGATGTGAAACCTGGCTGAGCAGTACCATACTTAAAGTCTAAGTAGAATACTAGACCTGAAGGTAGGTTCATTGGTTGTACAGATACGAAATCTTTTGCTACGATTTCGCTGAAAATTCTTCTTACCAATGGTAGAGCTACACCAGCCCACTCTTCAGAGTTTGCTGAAGTACCAGTAGCAGAAGCTTCTTTTACGAGTTGTCTCGCTTGGTTTTCCAATAGGGTAGCAACGCCAGCTCTTTCTACGTCGCTGGCGATTCCCTCAAGAAGACCAGTCTTTTCCCACTTTGATGCAAGAACACGAGTTGCCTCAGATAATCTTTGCTGGTGAGAACTTCCTTCACTTAGGATGTTTTTTAAATTCATTTTATTCTCCTTTGAATCTTATTAATTATTTTAAGCCAGCAAGCTTTTTCCATCTTGCTGCCATTTCATTGCCCTCAGAAATAATTTGTTTCTTTGGTGCTGAACTTTTTGTTGCTTTTGAAGCGTATCCTTCTTTTACAACTGTTCTTTTCTTTTTAGCTACATTTAAGTTTTCAGCTAAAGTTGAGAAAACTAACTTCACTTCTCTTACAGAAGATGTTCTGTCGAAATTCTCAAGAACTTTTACTTTTTGGTTTTCGTTCAAGTCGAATGTTCTGAACAATTTGTTTGTGTAAAGTAGTTTAGCGTTCAACAAGTTCACTTCATTGATAGTGTTCTTCAATGATGCGATAGTGTTGTAAGCTTCTTCCAAGTCACTAGCCAAATCTTCATCTTCGTCCATGTCCTCTTCTTCGCCCATCTCTTCTTCGTTGTAATCACCCTCTTCCATTTCTTTCAAAGTTTTGATTACTTCATCCAAATCGATTTCTTCTTCTTCATCCATGTCCTCTTCTTCATCCATCTCTTCTTCGTGATAGTTTTCGTCCGCAGGTGCTTCATCTTCTTCCATTTCAGCTTCTAACTCAGCGATTACTGATTCTAAATCAAGTTCATCTTCGTCATCATCTTCCATGTCATCATCCATGTCAGCACCCATTTCTTCTTCAGAATCCATATCCAAGTCAGCTTCCATGTCATCTTCCATGTCATCATCCTCTTCAACTTCATCTTCTTCAAGTTCATCTTCTTCAGCTACCATCAATTCATCATCGTTTTCGATATCAGATGAATCGCTTGCATCATCACTTGGTTGGGCGTTATCGCCAGCACCCAAGTCTGATGAATCCAATTCTTCTTCCATCTCTTCGTCAGCATCTTCAGCCAACTTAGCAGAAATCATTGATTGTAGTTTCGGAGTGAACGCTTCTTCTAAAGCCAACTTAGCATTTGCCAACGCAGTTTCTTTAACCGCTTTAGCATCAGCGATAGCTTCAGATAACAAGTCTTTTCTTCTTGCCATTTTGTTCTCCTAAAATTTGTTTTGGAAATAAGATTATTGAGAATCTTAATAGAGTATTGTTATACTAATGTATATAATCACCTATTGGGAGGTGATATTTAATCTTCAATAAATAGTGTGATATTATTGAAAACACTAAAAAAGTGTTTACTATTTATTGTTCGAAGTTTCTTCTTCTCCATTCGGCTCGGATAGCATCTTTCTTTTGCTTCCTACGTTTGGTGGTTGGCTTCGTATATTCTTTACGTTCTTTCAACTCTTCCAACTTACCACTTTCCTTTAGTTTTCTCTTAAAAACTTTCAACGCTAGTTCGATGTTTCCGTTTACTACTTTCACACCTGTTGCACAACCTGGAATATCCATATCTTCTCGTTTTACTTTTTTGTAAGGTTTTTTATTCTGCATATATTCTATCTTAAAAAAATACACCTACCAAAACTATGATAGGTGTATATAAATATGGTTTTAACTTTAATAAAACTATTCTGATAAATTATCTAATCCATCTTTGAAATCACCAATAAGTCTACCCAACTCTTTTTGAGTTTTTGGGGATAACCTTTTAATATCTTTGATGTTCTTTTTGATTGCCGCTGATACTTCAACTGAAAAGTTTTGTAAGATTTCCATCTCAGATGATTCTTTGATTTGTGTAGCTTCTAACAAACCTATTGCGATATCACCAACTTCTCTATCACCTTTATCAACATACTTTTTGTTAAGGATACCAAATCTGTGTCCATCTGCATCGATTGTGTACATTGGCACCATATTTGTACTAAAGTTATATTTGTATTTGGCTCTCTTTAACTCCTTACCAACATTCATAAATGAACTTGCATTACCTACTAAATCTGCAAGTCTATCTAAATGAGTACCAGCATCATCTCTTTCATTCAGAAGTTCTGTTAAACTTATTTTCATCTTAATCAATTTAGATGATGGTAGTTCACCAATTCCAAATGATTCGTTTAGTGATTTTTTTAGTTTCATTTCTTAACCTTACCTTTTTCGATATCTCTTTCTAATTCCTGAGCTGCTCTCATCACATCACCCGCTGCAATTTTGATATCAACATTTCTATACTTAGCAATTTTTCTAACTGCCAACATAACAATTCTTTTTTCTTCCGTAGATGCACCTTCCAATAGAGAAGTAAGCTTCATTGATTCATTAGCAAATTTCTTAGCGTTCTCTTTATCGTCCTTATCAACGTTTGTTACTTTGTAAGTTTTTCCATCTACCTCAAATGAATCATCACCTGCTGCGATTGCTTTTGCTCTCGCTGCTCCGAACTCATTTCCTTCTTCAAGTTCATTGATTTCGTAATACTTACCCAACACTTCACCGATTTCATCATATGATGATTCTAATCTCTGTTGTAGAGTTGATACCTCTCTCAATGTTTTCTCAAATACTTTAAATGATTCGTTCATTCTCTTCATATGGCGAGATACAGTAACACCATCGAACCAATCACCAGTTTCTGCCAAAGTTACTTTGTTAGCCATCTCAACCATACCTTTGATTGATTCGTACACTTTGGTTAATCCTTCTTTTCTGTAAACTGATTCTCCATAAGTTTTGTAACCCTTAACTGCTTCAAAGAAAGCTGCTCTGTGCTCTTCAGTCATTTCTTCAGCTTGTGGTCTTTGTTCCTCTTCTTCTTTAACCCAAGACTTTGCGTATGGGTTTGAGTAAACCTTACCAATCTGAACGTTTGATTCTTTAAGTATATCTGTTAGCTTTGATGAACCTTTACGAACTACATTCTCATCGTACATATCATCTTCTTCAAAATCATCATCGAACGCGTTACCACCATAAGCACCATCATCCGCAGTTGCGCCAAATTCATCTTCTTCCTCATCTTCATCAGATATTGGTGTGTGTTTTTCTGGATTTACATTCTTTACAGAATATGTGTCTCCAGTTTCTTTATTTTTAACATAGGTATCTTCACCTAATAAATCTGTTAATTTCATGCCACTCTCCGTTGCCATTTCCATCATCTCAGCAGCCTTCTGCTCAATTTCTTTTTTGATGTTTGATGGTATTTTTTTATCGTAATATTTTACTTTACCCTTGCTATCGATGTGGGCTACATTTTTGTAATCACCATTTTCTTCTTCAGCTCTGTTGTAAACAGTAATACCATTTCCTTTACGAGCCATTCCGATATCATACTTAGCTTCATTTAAAGATTCGCTGTAAAGATTGATGTATTTAGGTGCAAATGCCTTTTCACCAGCCCCACTTACTCTACCAGTGGTTTTCCAATCATCTCTTTTGAAGTTGAATTTGTTACCCAACTTAATCAATTCTTTGTAAACCTCTCTACGCTTGTGAATATCACCACTCTTTTGGTATTCTTTGTACTTAGTAATCAACTCTTTCATATTACCATCCTTTACAGATGTTTTGAATGGAGTTAATCCTTCGTTTACTGATTCAGAAAATATCTTAATCATTTTCTTTTGGATAGGATTGCCTGGCTTTCCAACTACTGCCGTCATAAAATCCATCCTATCTGATGGTTTTCCTTTTTTAACGAATTGGAAAACCTTTTCAATATCCAAGTTATGAGTATCAACAAACTTTTGAACTGCATCTTTGTTCATTCCAGTCAAACCACCAATTTCCATTGCGGTTCTTGATGCGGCTTCGTTTACCGATTCATTTTTTTTATCTTTAGCCATTTGCTTTGCTTTGGCTTCTAAATCTTTATACTCTTTAGATTTTTTATCAGCGTATCTATGTAATCCCCAATTGAATGCTGCTTTGAATAACATATAGAATGGTAAATCACCATACTTCTTACCATAAGGTGATAATTTCTGCCAATCTAAAAATGACTGTGCCATTTCTTTTGAAAGTTTGATACCTTCTACACTACCTGTCTGGCCATCTACTACAGATTGTAATAGTTTCTTAGCAGATACTCTTGCTTCGTTTACTGATTTATTTTCTTTTAACAGGTTTGTTAATTTCATAATAATCCTTATTTCTTATATCGAACAAACACCATCAATTTCACAGATGATATCTCTCACTAACGTATTAATTTTGTTATATGATTTTGTTGGTTTAACCGATACCGATTCATTTACAGGTCTCATAAATGCACCATGTGTTGATGGGTTAGAAACAAAGTCCCAACAAATCAAATCAAAATCATCTTCTACTGTTACAGTCTTACCACTATTAGATTCTTTTACTGAACCCATACCTCTTGATGAGATACCAACTGTACATCCGGCTTCTAACAATTCTTTAAGGATGTTACCTGCTGGTGTTTTTAGGATTTCAACCTTACCCATAACATTATTACCATCCCACCACACATCTCTTACAATGTGAGAAGTATTTTTCAGTTCGACTACAGAAGATTCCGGATGGTCTAATTCACCAAATGCTCTATTCTCTTTAATCTCTCTACCAATGTACTTCTTAACTTCTCTTTTAAGAATTTCAGTTGGATAGATTCTTCCATTTTGATTTTCTGCTTCTGAGCGCTGTAGAACACCCTCAACAATCAACCTACCATTGTTTTCTTTCATGGATTCGTTGATTTGAGTCTTGCTCATCTTAAATGGAATTGTATCTATAAGTAATTTACCCATTACGCTCCCCAAGTTTTACGTTTTTTGTATAAGTCGAACATGATTTGTGCTACCTCATATCTTATAAGTAGACGAATGTTCTCCAAATCCTTATTTGTGAGTTCTTCTTTTAATATTTTCTTTTTTGAACTCATGCTGATAGCTCTTTTATCTTTCTTGCAACATTTAACATACGTTCAGAAATCTTTCCAAATCTTTTTTGCGTAGATTTCCAGTATTGTCCACTATGAACATCAGCTTCGGTTTTTAACTTAGCGTTCTGGTTTACGATTCTTTCTAATTTGAACATCATGCTATTGATTTCTTTAATAGAATCGTTTATCTTCTGGTGATTCTTTCTTGAATCATCACCCTTATATTCTTTGTAAGAAATCTCATTTATTTTTTGCTCTAATTTACGTTCTAATGATTCTAACTTTTTAGTGTTCATTTTACTCTCCTTAGATTTTTTGTATCCCAATACCTCAATATGCTCATCATCCAAATCATCCTCATCGTTACTCTTAGCAAACGCATGCGGGGTTTTGATTGGGCCTTCACCACCATCCATATTGGCGGTTACATTAGCTTCTTCGATTTCTTCAAACTTATCTTCGATTTCTTTAATCAAGCTTTTCATTTGAATACCTTTTTCAATTCATCGTGTAGTTCATAATATCTAAGTAATGATAATACTTGAGATTCTGTAATTACTTTTGAGTTCTTAACCTTTGTAATCAACTTCAGTACTTCGTTCACTTTAATTTTAGTAACGGTATCGGTAACATTAACTGAGTTGATTGATTTTCTCAGCACGTTACATTCTCTTACTACAAACTTTTTTAGTTTTTCTGAGTTATCAACTGAGTTGATGTATTCTCTAAGAATACTTCTCTGCTTATCGGTTAAATTTGTATATTTGTTGTTGAAGTTCTCAACTAGCATCTTCCATGCTAACAACCTTACTTCTTTTGGTTGCTTTGAATAATCTTCATTGATGGTCGTTACTACCGTATCTGTAGGTTGTACTTTACCCGTTAAGTGTTCCATCAGAGATGATTTACACTCAACATATTCTTTTGGGTTATCTGAGTTGTTATGTTCGAATAACTTATATACAGATGCGTTTTCTTTGTAGTTACTCACTCTATAGTTGAAGAAATCTTCCAATACGAAATTTTTCTTAATTGCTTTGATTAGATTGTACTTCTGTCTATTCAAAACGGTATCATTCAATTTTTTTCTTTCAGCCAAAACGATGTTTAGGAACTCAGATGCTTTGTAATCTGAATTAAATGATTCTTCTATAAATGATTTATAGAGTTTTAGTTCTTTGGCCAACTCAGTTTTCTTACCAAAGAATTCTTTTATAATGTAAGTAGCTTTTGAATCACGATTGTTTAGTGTATCAGTAGCAATCTGGCGTACTAATAGCTCAAACAATATTCCTGTGTTCTTATACTTACTATGCTTTAGTTTTTTCATTGTGTTCCTCATCGTTTTTCACGAAACCAGCTATATATTTGTTATAAATATTGGAATATCAAGAATCCAATATGTTTTTCTCATCCAATAGTGATAAAGTTTCCTCATTGGTATCCTCTTGCAAAGATTCCATTATGATTTTTTTGGTTTTTACTTTACGTTTCATTTGTGATAACATGGCATCTGTATTTTCTTTATTCATTACAGAAGCCGCAGTATATGCTGAGATGGATTTGTTTCCTATCGGGTCTCTACCAAATGGATTTTCATCCGTTCCATAGTTTCCACCCTCTTTAGGTCTACCCGCTCCTTCAAATCCACCCTCAGGCGAACCTCCTTGATTCTCACCAAATGGATTTTCACCACCACCAGCGGAGCTACCATCACTTTGTTGAGTCAATGCTGCCAAATCGTGTGGTGTACCAAACGATTCACCAGTCTTAGCAGGGTCATTACCTTCACTTTCAATCTGTTCGTGTCTAAATGCGAGTTTTAAATCGTTGATAACTTTAAACTGCTCGCGCTTCCACTCATCTTCACTCATATTAAAGATGTGCTTATACATCCACTCTTGAGATACCATTTTTAGGTCTTTCATATCTCTAACAAGATTAACCTTTTCACTCCAAAGATTTGCTTTCTCTTGTTCGTAGATAATAGATGGTGTGGTAAGTTCTAATTCAAAGTTTACCAAATCTTCATCTGTATAACCCTGTGAGTATAAGTGTACAATAGCAATCTTAGTTAATTCTGAAAGAACAATCTTTTGAATTCTTTCTACTGAACGTGCGAATCTAATATCTTCTTGTGCAAGAGTTGCTTTACCCTCAACACCTTCTTCGTATCCGATGAATGCTTTTGGAACTTTAAGTGCTGCCATTAATCTGTTTCTCAGATATTCAATATCTTCAATCCCAGTAAACTCCATACCACTTAGTGTATCTATTTCAGTTCCACTCTGTCCACCACGAACTGGCAGATAGTAATCCTCCAACATATTTTGAAGGTTGAACTTTAGATTGTACTCACCTGTGGATTCATCAACATATGGAATTTTCTTCATCTGGTCAATGATTGATGCCATATACGAATCAACTTCGGCTGGTGGTATGTTACCAATATCAATTTTGAAAACTCTCTTCTCAGGCGCTCTCATAATTCTGTGAATCATCATAGCATCTTCCATCAAAATCAACTGCTTCCAAGTCTTTCTTGCACCTTCTAAAAGAGAACGGCCGTATGGTAGGAAGTTTGTATCGGTTAACAACCTAAAGTGTGCTACTTGGAATGATTCTAAGAACTTAGTGTTGTTTCTTTGTGAGATTGCATTTGTGTTTTGTTCTTCAACCTCAAATCTTACTGAATATGGGTTATCTAAATCATATCCTTCTTCTCTACGAGTTTCGTAAGCCGATAATGGTTGTGCATTTACAATACCCAACTCATCATCAATATCCAAATACAGATAGTAATCACCATATTTGTTCATACCTCTAACCCAAGACCAAAGGTTAAACTCAATATTCAATACATCGTAGAATAGGTTATGTAGTGTTTTCTTTAGTTTCTCATCTGATGAGCTGATTCTGAGTACATCACCCATATCGTTTTTAAGTGTACACTCATCTGAGTAGATATCAAGGATAGATGAAATGATGGAATCCTTATCCATCGCCTCATAATCTGTATATAGTTCTAATTTGTTTGAGTGGTAGTTAAATCGTTCATTGTATGTTTGCCAATTCTTTCTTGAATTAGAACCATGTAACCTACCATATCTATCGTAGTATGCAGACCCTCTGCGGTTACCATCACCCTGTATTCTGGATGAATCTACTACCTTTAATTTATTTTTGCCGACTCTTCTAACAACAACCTGTGTTGAGAATAATCTTTTTAATCTACCAAATAATGAAGTATCTGCCATAATCCTGTTCTTTTATATACCACTACAATTTATAAATATACAAAAAATATTTTTAATATCCAAATTAAAGTAACCAACTTATATCCTCATCACCCCTACCAGTTCTAACTTTCCAAGCATCTTTTGCTTTGGATTGATTTGTTTTGAAAACACCAGAATGTTTAGATGTAAGTGATAATGCTTTTCTATTTAATTCAATTCCCTGTTGACGTAGCTTTAGTGCTGTATCTCTAACCCAAAGTGAAGTTGAAAATGCCATTACCAAATCATCATTGTAACCAGATTGTGCTTCTGCTCTACTACCATTCCAAATGAATGTAAATAACTCATCAATCAATCTCTTAGAACGGATGATTGGAACTCGCTCTCTCATATAAGTATCTAATTTAGATATCACCAATGGCCGAGTTCTACTCGTCATAGAAAATCCAGGAACCATTTGTGCTTTATCTTTTAAATCGTATGCTTTCTGTAGGTGGATATCCTCATCCACATATCCAAACTCTTTGTATGAGTAATATAGATTTGCATAGTTTCTATCAATTGCTTCTTGGATTACCGCCCAACCAATATTTGCGTTCTCAATCACAAGAAGTGCATCGTTCCATTCGGTTGCAACATTTACCAACATATTACCATAGTGTTTGGTTTCAATCTTACCTCTGTACTCTGCGACTTGCTCTACACTTTCAACATCAATAACGTGAAATGCAGAATAATCTGCACCATCTCCCCTCGCAACGTCAGCTACAACGATATAATCCTTTGCGTAATTAGGTTGTTGCCAAATCCAATAGTTACCATCAAACCCTCTCTTTTCAACGGGTTCTTCTACATGCGTTTCTTCAAACCATTGTAGGAGTTGACCATCAACAACTGAATAACCAGAACTGATAAAATCACAATCACATTCTTGTGCTGCCATTTTATCACCTAATAGTTGAGTTTGTTCTGCTCTCCACATTTGATTTCGTTCAGGATGTACAGTCCAGTGAAGTTTGATTGGATTCCAACCATCACCCTGCTCACCCTTTAACCAAGTTTTATGAAAGAAGTTACCCACACCATTAGGAGTTGATAACACAATTGCTTTACCACCAGTAGATAGGGTTGATTGTGCTGATGCCCAAATCTCATCAATACCTTTGATAAATGCAGCCTCATCTATAATCAACATCGATAGTGCTTCGGAACGACCCGCATCACCGCTTGCTGATGTTGCTTTGATTGTCGAACCATTTCCTAACCTAAGTGATAGTTTGTTATCCTCTACCGTATCACCTCTTAACCAACTTGGTAAGTTCTCATGCATATACCTAACTTTGGTAACCAAATTCTTAGCAACCTCTTGCTTAGTTGCGATTACCAAAATGTTTTTATCCTCATGGAACAACATTGTCCATAATGAATACCCCGCAGATAGAGTTGATATACCTAACTGACGTGATTTTAGGATTACATTGAATCGGTGTTCATTGAACTCACCCATAACATCTTCTTGAAATGGGAATAAATCAAATAGAATCTTTCCCCTCTTAGGATGTTGAATGTAACAATACTTTTTGAAAAAGTAGACTGGGTCTTTAGCACATTTAACGTACTCTTCCCTAATAAGTTCTTTTATTGATGGTGCCATTTACTTTCCAAGTTTCCAAAGGAATTGGGTAGAAAGCATTGGTTGTAGATTTTCATCGATTCCAATACCCAACCCATACGCCTGTTGTTTTTTTGTTCTAAACAGAAGTTGCCCACCAACGTAATTAAATTGATTACCAGTTCCATTTACACCGAAGCCAATGTAAAACTCATTAGCGTTTATATATTTGGTTTCGGTGATGGTTGTGGTTGGGTAGATTAAATCATACTTAATACTTCTAGCAAAAACTTTGTTTTGTGAAATACTATCTGTAATCTGTAGATTTAATGAATCTAATTCTTGTATATCTTCGTACACATATGTAGCGAAGTAATCTTCAAGTATGGATAGTGTATCAATATCTTGCGTTACATTTACTGTATCGATTTCTCTGACTATCCTATCAATATATTTTGGTATGTAGGTTGGAACTTCTTTTGTAATTGTATCGTACTTAGTTTCTATCTTTGTAATAACCGTTGGTTCAATTGGTGTTGGGTCACCAGAACATTGCCTCAATAGAATGATTACAACTATTAAGACGAGGATTATTACATTTTTGATATCACCGTTGTACGATTTCATACATTAAATTACTTTTTGGCCGCTGGTTTTCTGCCACGTTTTGCTGCTGGTTTTCTACCTCTACGTGGTTTACCCTTTACAGCATCAGCAACATCTTTTGTTTGCTCGACAAGATTCTGACCGGCTTCTTTTACGTCTTTGATTTCTTCTTTGACTCTCTTAACACGTCTCTTTACTTCAGCCCTCACTTCAGCAACATCCTCTTTGATATCTTCTACCTTGTCCTCCACTACATCAGGAATAAAATCTCCATCTTCATCTTTGATTTTGCCTGTGTACAATAAGAATAGATATACCGCAGCTGCGCCAACTAATACACCCAAAACAATTAATAACTCACTCATAATTTTACCTTTTAAATTAAACTAATAACCCCTACCATTAGTGGTGAGGTTGTATATAAATATCATAATATCTTTAATAAACGTATTTTTAGGTTGGTATCACCTTTTATGATTCTATGATACTCCAATTTCTTAATACTGATAGTATCACCTTCTTTTAGTTCGAATGGTAGTTCATTATCATATTGGAACTTCCACCCACTACCCTCTAAGATTGTAACTTCTCTATCTTCTTTATCTCTATGCCACACCA